GCCAGAGGCTGTCCGAAGGAATGTACCAAGGTCTGATGCTTTATTTAGCTTATTTATAATCACCAGTTTCATTACAACCAACTGATTCATCAATGTAAACAGTTTAACAAGGTCGTTTGCGCGTGAAAACACCTTCGCCATTACTACAGTACGCTTGTCTTCCCATGTTTTTTTGCCTCTTGGCGTTTTCTTCTTACTAATTTCGTTTGCATACCACGCATTTATAAAATCATACAATCCTCGTACGTGCTGCCTAGGATTACTAAATGGTTTTCCTTCACGCACTTTCGAGTTGTTATACGTTTTAATTCTAATCTTTAAATCTTCATCTTCTGCAATTGCATTCAACATTGATGCTGGTGTTGATCTAAACAATTTTCCTGCATCAGATAACATTTTATTTAAAATTTCTGTCTCTCTTCTTGTAAACGTGGCAGTACCTGCTACATCCTTATATGTTGCATCTTCTTGCCACACGGAGTTTGGTTGTTTTAATTTGCTAGCAATATTTTTCCCGAACGAAGCTCGCATAGTTTGTAAACTATCTCCAGTATATGTGGTATGCCACACTACACCGATATTAGCTCTTTTAATTGACTTACCTAATTTGGACTTGACCGGAACGGCGTAGACGATCGTGTTCGGTTGGAAAGTATAATACTGGTCGAGCATACCTGATTGACCATCTATTCTTTCCACCTTCAAGTCACCTTTAGTGAACATGAGGTCACCTTGATATACGCCTTCTGTTATGCCTAGCTTGGGAAACTCTTTAAGAGCAACAGTGAACTTAGATTTCAACTCTGGTGATAATTTAGCTAGGTCACTCGGCGTCTTATATATGTCTGGTCGTACATTGAAAACACCTTTTTTAGCAACAAAAAACTGGCCATCGGCTGGATCAATCCCGGCAAAGATTGCCGGAGCTCCATCCCACTTAACTGTTACATTAACTTCCCTGTGTGAGTGACCGCCCAACATATTCTTCAAATCTCTAAGAAAGAACACAGCTTTGCGCGCGCCAACAACGCCTTCATTAAAGATTAAATCTTCAATGTGCTCCATGTGCACATTTTTAGATGCCATATAATATACTCCCCTTTAGAGAGTATTTATCATAACCCCAATACCTTAGAGGGGGGTTCAAGTCCTTTCGAAGGACTATAATGAGATCTAAAATAGTCCGACATTTGTTCGAAATAAAATGCAGAATCTGGCTCACCTTGATGTTCTAGAGCATTCTTACACTCATCAAAAAAGTGAATCAATATGTTAGTGCTAAGATGATCTTTGTCACCCATTCCTGCTCTATGAGCCTTACCTCGACGTTGCATCATGTATTCCTTCCTCAAATTTGATAGACTGGTAAAATCTCTGTATCTCGCTCATTGAGAGCTATCTTTAATGCATTGAACTTACTGTGCTTTGCATTTCCGGTTTGTTTGTACGTATGTAAAAACACCTGAGTGTATTCTTCAATAACATTGTGCTTTTTAGCTACAATCATTCCATCAAGAAATGTTTGCGCTTCTGGAAATAGATCCATATTGCTTTTTAAACTCCCTGTATGGTTCGCCGTAAGTCTTGGTAAAAAAGTCATACAAGCCTACTTCTAGCCCATATGCTTCGATCTCCCATGGGTGATAGTAGTAATCGTATCCTCTACGATGAATCATCACTTTATTTTTGTCTATAGATATTGGCTTCTTGTTACTCGCAAATTTAACCTGTGGACCTGCCCACCTAGTTACTTCAAACTCTTTATGATTCTTATAGGCTCCAATGGTCCCATTCATTTCTCCAGTAGCATATTGTTTTATATGAACAAATTCATGTGCTAATGATTTAATCATAAGGGGCACTCGTTTTTGCCGCTTTATTATGACGTGAAAATTTCTGATACGTTCACCAAAATCGTCATCCCAATCACACATTCCTAAGACCGCTAGCTTGTCGCTTATTTCTATTTTAAGTGATAGCCTTCGAATAAGGTTTGGATGCATGAGCTCTTTTGCATAGAATTGTGCTGCAATTTTAAGCCATTTCACCAGGTCTGGATTTTTCGCATTTTTTACGGAAAGATGCATTTTTGCTCCTGTCTTGCAAAGTATCTTATACTAAATATACTATGAATGACCAGTGCAGTCAACAACAGAAGCAGAGAAAGGTTCTCCATGATTTCTATTAGTACACTGTATGGCAAAGAAAAGGGGGTCCAATGACAGACCCCCTTTATGCGTTTACACCCTATGAACCCCCATCCCCCAAATCTCAAACAGATGAGCTGCTATGGCTATCGTCTTTCCGATCTTAGGTGGGTGCCGGGATCCTCCCCATTGAGCCCCCACTCAACAAGTTATAAGGTATAGGTTTATTTATAACCCTGTGGAAGCCGACTGCACACAAATTCGGCAAGATTTTCATGTGTTTTTGGACCTAAATGCATATCATCCCTAGCAAAATCAACCATAAATTCACTATCCAAACTAATACATTCAATTCCAGATAGCTCACTTATATCCTTTACTTGATTCGGACTTGAATAAAATCCAAACTCGACATATGGAATATCATTACTTTCTAATAATAGCCTTGCATTATTAACATAATATTCTGATTCAATATCATGTCTATTGGATTCTACCCACGATTTATAGAATGATGATAATCTATCATCCCACCTAATGTTTAATTCCTTGTTCCGTGCATCATTAACAATCCATGGGCCTAGACACATAATCTCTTGTCTGGGAGTTATGAGGAATGTTCTGCCCCACGAAGGCCATTGATTAATTACCAACGCTGGCTTGGCTCCGGCTCGCAACATCTTCGTCAAGTTCATAGTGTTTAGATATCTTCCAGCAGCGCCTGCGCCAGCATTAACATATGGCATCTGAAGTTTGTCGGCTACTAGCTTACAATATATTTCATCGTTTGCTAACCCAACGCCAAATGTATGAGAGCATCCTAAAAACAGTATAAAATCATCATCTGGAATTTCTTCCATTTGCCTATACCTATACGAATTAAGGTGATAGGTTATCTCTTTTGTTCTATAGTGCCAATCTATCGGTTTTGTTTTTAGATTTTTTTTGAAAAGGCCTTTTGAATCTGGTCCATTGAAGCTAGTCTGTGGAATTCCATATCCACCCATTCGTTCATTGCCATCGGATAATTTATAAAAATAATTACCTGGATTCTTCATCGTATAATTCTTCACCATACTTATAATCTATCGGGTACATAAAAAACCCAGGAGTGTGTCCGTTAAATCCACCACCTGCGTTACAATTTTTTGCAACTCGTTCTGCCTTTTTCAAATGTGAAGAATTAAATATATTTTGTGATGTTTTAACTTCATGCACAACGTGATCACCAGAATAGGATAGCACCTTGTATTTTTTTCTAGCCATTACTTAAACTCCTTAAAAAGTTCGCTTCTATTTGGAGGTGACCATTTTTCATCCATAATCGGAATACTATCATCAATGATATCATCTTGTGCATTCTGTTCAACATCATACAGTCTCATTTTGTCCATATCAAATCCAACAACAAAGCGTTTATATAGATTTTGATTTCCATACCTATTTTTCAACTGTTTGAATTGAACTTGATTTAAAGCATCGAGATCATCTGTTCTAATCATTGATACCATGAAGTCTGCTGTAGCTGGTAATCCAAACGACTCTGATGTATCTTCTAGTCCAGGATCAGAACTTGTAAATCCTGACCTAGTAGTCTGTGTAGCTGTTACAATAGGAAGATTGTATTTTTGTCCGATTGCTCTAAGCTCTTCGGCTATTGCTTTGACAATGACATACGTATTGGCGCCATAACTAAACTTAACATTCCTGGAGCTGCAAATATTCAGGTAATCGATGTAAATTATGCCGGGAATAAAGTTTCTTTTCGTTCTCAATTCTTGTAATAATGCTTCAAAATGTCCTGAATGTGCACTTGCTGTTGGATACTCCTTAATAACCAACCTACCCTGAGTTTTCTGTTCTATTTGATTAATCTTACGCTCAAAGTCTTGCTTAGGCAAATCAGACAATTGTCCGATAGGGATATCCATTAAGTTTGCGTATATCCGTTCGGCAATTCTTTCCTCAGCCATTTCCATAGTGATGTACAAAACATCATGACCGGAAGAAAGATTAGAAGCAGCAAAATGACAAAGAGCCATAGACTTACCAACATTAGTACCAGCAAGAACGACATTAAGAGATTTCCTAGGGAGACCACCTTGTGTACACTTGTTGAGATAATCGATATCAAATTGAATTTTTTCTTCTCTTCTATGATAGAACTCATACGCAGCTTCCCAATCCTCTATTAAGTCATGTCCTATAGATGGGTCAAATGTTACACTCAATGCTTTTTGTAATAGATCAGGAATACTGTCTTTCGATTCACTACTATCTAAAATTTTGATTGATTCCATCAACGCATTATATACAGACTTGTCCTTACAGAACTTCTCTGTAGTGTCAAGCAAATAATCTAAATCCAATACTTCATTAGATATATTATTTATTATCGCTTCACACCCTTTGAATTGATCCTCTGATAGGGTATCCATATTAGAGAGATCAATCTGCAAGGAAGATTTGGTTGGTGATTTGTTGTACTTCTGAATATAATCAGAAACGAGGTTGAAAATCGTTTTCTCTAATACATCGTGAAAAAACTCTTCCCTAAGATGCGGAATAGCTTTCCGCATAAAGTCATTATTACTAACTAAGCTCGAGATGATAGTTTGTTCTATCAACCTTCCCCTCCATAGCTAAATTCTTTTTGAGCTGCTTCTTCTAATTGTTCAAGGTATGGAACAATGTACTTATCTGGTTCTTTTAACATCACCTTCGTATATACTTTAGATCCATCTGGAAGCTCTAATCTGTTTCCACTCTTTTTAAAGATACCATGCTTTTCTCCAAGCTCTGGTAACCCAAAGTATCGATCGAGTCCCTTCTTGTAATCTAAAGAGACTGTAACCTCACTATTTTCTTTTGCAAGCCTAGACTTATACATCTTGCATTTGATTTCATTACCAATAATCTCTGTACCATCTCTTACCTTTCTCTTCGAAAGATATACAATTGTCGATGCTGCATATTTTAGACCACTGCCACCACCCATCTCTTTCATAGGAACATATGATCCTATAATTTCATATACGTGATTGCAAACCAGCATTGGAACATTTAGTTTGGCACACTTCAATGTAATCACTCT